CCTCGCGAGAGCGAGACCCGCGAAGCTAGTTCGCGCAAGAAGGGCTGGACGCCTCCGTCCGTGCTGCCGGAACCAATCCAGAAGGATGGTTATAGGTATCGCTGGGTTCGCACTGCGACTCAGGGAGCCATCGACAACACGAACGTCAGCTCCAAGTTCCGTCAGGGTTGGGAGCCTGTGCGTGCTGAAGAACATCCAGAAGTGACTGTTCTTCGTGACCGCAACTCTCAGTTCCAAGACAATATTGAAATTGGTGGGCTTCTTCTTTGCAAGGCTCCAGATGAGCTTGTTGATGAGCGTAACGCTTACTACAAGCAGATGGCTGAGCAGCAGGCTGAAGCTGTTGACAGCAATTTCATGCGTGAAAGCGACCCGCGTATGCCTCTGATGAAACCGGAGCGCAGCACGCGAGTTACATTCGGCGGTGGCCGTAAGCCGTAAAAAGCGACTGGCCGCCAAAACAAACAAAACGAGGTAGATACATATGGCTTCTACAGCAGCCCCCTATGGTCTTCGTCCCGTTAATCTGATTGGCGGCCAGCCCTATGCTGGCTCTACGCGCCTCATCAAGATTGCTTCCGGGTACGCGGCCAATATCTTCTTCGGTCAGCCTGTCGCCATTGTGGCGAACGGCGTGGTCGAAGTCGCCACTGTGACCACAACCGCCCCCACCACTGGTGTGACTGGCGTGTTTGTTGGTTGCACATACACAGACCCGAACCTCAAGATTCCGGTGTACAAGCAGTATTGGCCGACAGGCACAGTTGCTTCTGACGCCTACGCTTATGTCGTGGACGATCCGGACATCGTGATGCAGGTTCAGGCTGACGAAGCTGTCGCTCAGACCGCTCTTGGTGCGAACATTGCTCTCGTTGCCGCTTCTGGCAGCACAGGCACTGGCAACTCCACCACGGCTGCTGACGGCTCGACAGTCAACACAACCGCTTCGCTGCCCCTTCGTATTGTGGGCTTCGTGAACGGCCCAGATTCGACAGTGGGCGATGCCTACACTGACATTCTTGTCAAGTGGAATGCGCCCTACAATAACTCCGGTACGATTGAAGGGGGTCACTCCTACAATCAGTCTACTGGCGTGTAATAGGGAGTCATAAAACATGGCTATTTCTCGCGCACAACTCCTCAAAGAACTGCTCCCCGGTCTGAACGCTCTGTTCGGTCTGGAGTACAAGAAGTACGAAAACGAGCATGAGGAAATCTACGAGACAGAATCTTCCGAGCGTTCGTTCGAAGAAGAAGTCCAGCTCTCCGGCTTCGGTGCCGCTCCTGTCAAGGCTGAAGGCGCTGCCATCAGCTACGACAATGCGCAGGAAGCGTGGACGGCTCGCTACAACCACGAGACCATTGCGATGGGCTTCTCCATCACTGAAGAAGCGATGGAAGACAACCTGTATGACAGCCTCTCGGCTCGCTATACCAAGGCTCTGGCTCGTGGCATGGCTTACACGAAGCAGGTCAAGGCGGCTTATCCGCTGAACAACGGCTTCTCCGGTGGTGCGTTCACCTCCGGTGACGGCGTGACCCTCTTCAACACCCAGCATCCGCTGGTTGGTGGCGGCTACAACAGCAACACGCCCTCTGTGGCGGCTGACCTGAACGAAACCTCGCTTGAAGCGGCGGTGATTCAGATTGCGGCCTTCAAGGATCAGCGTGGCCTGCTCATTGCGGCTAAGCCCCGCAAGCTCATTGTTCCGCCGAGCCTGATGTTCGTGGCTACTCGCCTGCTGGAGACTGAACTCCGCACAGCGACTGCCGACAACGACATCAACGCTATCAAGAACAACGGCTCGATCCCCGAGGGTTATGCGGTCAACCACTATCTGACCGATACTGACGCTTGGTTCCTCATCACCGATGTTCCGAATGGCATGAAGCACTTCGAGCGCACACCGATGACGACATCCATGGATGGCGACTTCGACACTGGTAACGTGCGTTACAAGGCTCGTGAGCGTTATTCGTTCGGCGTGTCTGACCCGCTCGGCATCTTCGGATCGCCCGGCGCGTAATTGCTACCGGAGGGGGAGCTTCGGCTCCCCCTTCTTTCTTTCCGGGTAATCCCCGCCGCCTAGACTGTCCCGGCAGACGTTGCAGAGACTAGGCAGCATTCTCCTGCAAGAGGTTATTCTCATGGGTACTACAACATTCTCCGGCCCAGTCGTTTCTCAGGCTGGCTTCATCACTGGCACAAGCGTTGTCGGCACATCCGTCACCGCCTCCACACTGACTGTGGACAGCACATACAATGGCTCGATCACTCCAATCAACCGCGCTGCTGGTACGGCCATCACTCTCCCAGCTTCTTCCGGATCTCAGGCTGAGTACACATTCCTGATCGGAACGACTGTCACGAGCAACAGCACGACAGTTAAGGTTGTTAACGCCACGGACGTTATGAACGGCGTTGCCAATGTTGGCGGAACCACTGGCGCTGTGTACAGCACTCTCCCGGCCTCTGACACGATCACCCTCAACGGCTCCACAACTGGCGGCGTTGCTGGCTCGATCATCACTGTCAAGGACGTTGCCACAGGCTTCTGGCAGGTCACTGCCAACCTGATCGGCTCTGGCACGCCAGCCACTCCGTTCAGCGCCACTGTGTCGTAATTCTGGCCTCATAGGAGGCCAACATGGCTCTGAATAATTCCAACATTCAGGCTACCACTCGCACGGATGACGGGAGCATTTATGCTTCCCGCGCCCGTGTGAAGGGTATCCACTGCACAACAACATCTGCTGGCTCTATCGTCCTCAAGGACGGCGGGGCTGGCGGATCTACGCTGCTGTCTGTTGCCATCGGTGCTAGCTACTCTGGCAACATCATCATCCCGAATGACGGGATCCTGTTTGAGACCAGCGTTTATCTCGACCTCACAAACGCCACATCGGTGACTGTGTTCTATCAGGCTTAACAGGAGGCTCGGATGGCTGAAATTGCTTCGGTTACTCAACGTGGCAAGTTCGAACCATTCGAGCTTCAGGTTGCTCGTGGGCAAGTTGCTTGGCATCGCCCGGTTATTGTGTTTGGCTACAACCCTGATGTGGACACAACTGCGGAAACCATCTGGCCCGGAGACGGGTTGCTCCCATATCTCCCTGCTGCATCGCAGTTAAAGGTTAGCTCCGCAAATGCCAACGATACAGCTAATGGAACTGGCGCAAGGACTGTTTATATTGGCGGTCTTGACGCAAGCCATAATGAGATTTCTGAAGTCGTGACGATGAATGGCCAGACAGCCGTTACCACGACCCAATCCTACCTCCACATCAATTCCGCATATGTCGTTACCGCTGGGAGCGGTAATGGCGCTGCTGGCAATATCTACATTGGGACAGGGACAGTCACCCTAGGTGTCCCTGCGACCATTTATGATATTATCGCCTATGACTACAACAACCGAATTACGGGGAGCTATACCATCCCCGCAGGGTATACTGGCTATGTGGCTCAGGGCTTGTTCTCCTCTGGTCAGGCTGGTGGATCTAACGCGGTGACGGGGCGGCTTATTACTCGCGGAACAAACAACATTCCGCTTACGGCAGCCGTTACTACGTTGAACAATGGCGCAGCCAACTATGCTTTCGAATACCCAGTTGTCATCCCTGAAAAGACAACAGTGGAAGCGCAGGCGTTCGGTAGCTCAACGAACAACGCCTGTTCTTCTATGTTCATCATCAACCTCATCAAGAACAGTGGTGCATAATGGCGAAGACCCCTGCATGGCAGCGTAAAGAAGGCAAGAACCCTAAAGGCGGATTGAACGCCAAGGGCCGCGCCTCCGCTAAGGCTCAGGGCATGAACCTGAAGGCCCCGGTGAAGTCCGGGGACAACCCACGCCGCGCCTCATTCCTCGCTCGTATGGGTAACATGCCCGGCCCGGAACGCAAGCCAAATGGCGAGCCGTCTCGGCTCCTGCTTTCTCTGAAGGCTTGGGGAGCTTCTTCCAAGGCTGACGCGAAGAGCAAGGCTGCGGCCATGTCAAAGCGCCTGAAAGCGAAGAAGAAATGAAAACCCCGACAAAGAGCAAGGTTAACGCGGCAGGCAACTACACGAAGCCAACCATGCGGAAGAACCTGTTCAACAAGATAAAGGCTGGCGGTAAGGGCGGGAAGCCCGGCCAGTGGTCTGCTCGCAAGGCACAGATGCTTGCGTCTGAATACAAGAAGGCTGGCGGGGGTTACAAGGACTGATGCCGCTCAAGAAGCCACAGCAGTCTCTGAAGGCTTGGACAGCCCAGAAATGGCGGACAAAGTCCGGCAAGCCGTCCACACAGGGGCCAAAGGCAACTGGCGAAAGGTATCTGCCCGAGAAAGCCATTAAGGCCATGCCGCCGGGCGTTTATGCAGCTTCCACCCGTGAGAAGCGCAAAGCCGTCAAGGCTGGAAAACAGTTTTCAAAGCAGCCCAAGTCGGCTGCCAAGATTGCAAAGGGGTATCGGTAATGTTGCAGGCCCTACTCGCCCCCGGCCTTGAAATGATTGGCAAGCTGGTTGACCGGATCCCTGACCCGGCAGCCCGTGAACGTGCATCTCTTGAGATGCAGGCTGACCTTCTGAAGTATGCTGCCGAGCAGTCTCAGGCGCAGATGGAGGTCAACAAGGTTGAGGCTGCCCATCAGAGCATTTTTGTTGCCGGGTGGCGTCCCTTTGTTGGTTGGATGGGCGGGGTTTCGCTCGGTTATGCGTTCCTTCTCCAGCCAATCCTTTCGTGGCTCCTCGCTATCTGCGGGGTTTCGACCCCTCTTCCAGAGCCAAACACGGATGCAATGATGGCTTTGGTTACTGCGATGCTTGGCGTTACAGCCGCTCGCAGCTTTGACAAGTGGAAGGGGACGACTAAGTGACCCCTTTCTACATCTTCATCATCGCAGTCATGCTCCCGACAGGTGAGATTCAGGTCAAGCATACCTTTGTCCCAGAGTGTCCAACTCAGGAACAGGTTGTCGCGGTGATGAAGCCCATGAAAGATCGTGGTGAAATCCTTGCTTGGGGCGGCTCTTGCTCAGCCATGACACCTAAGAAGGAGGCGTGAGATGGTTGATATGACGGATCTGAATATCGCGGTGGCGAAATTGGAAGTACAAGTTGAGCGCCTTGAGCAGGACATGGCTGAACTCAAGTCCGACATCAAGTTCATCCGGCGCAAGCTGGACGAAGCTGCTGGCGGATGGAAAGTCTTTATGATCGTGGGTAGCGCAGGCGCTGCTCTAGGTGGCCTGATATTCAAGGGCTTCGACATGATGTGGGGTAAGTGATGCCCCCGTGGATGAAGATCGCATACTCCCTGAACGGGACTAAGGAGTTTGCCGGGAAGGCAAATAACCCGACAATCCTTGGGTGGGCAAAGAAGCTGGGCGGCTGGTTTGCCAGCTTCTACAAAGAAGACTCAATCCCGTGGTGTGGCCTTTTTGTGGCCCACTGCATGAAAGAGGCGGGGTTCCCCGTCCAAGGTGACGCCCTTTCTGCTCTCGGTTGGGCCGATTATGAGCGTTCGTGCGAGCCTGCGGTTGGTGCTATCATGGTGTTTAAGCGTGATGGTGGTGGCCATGTTGGCTTTTATGTCGGGGAGGATAAGGATGCTTATCACATTCTGGGCGGCAATCAGTCTGACATGGTTAATGTGGCGCGAGTGGCAAAAGATCGCCACGTTGGAACTCGCTGGCCAAACACATTCCCGCTCCCCAAAACGGGCCGGGTAATACTGACAGCAAAGACAAATCTCTCAAGGAATGAGGCGTAACATGGCTATCGGTCGTAGCTCGATGATGAAGGAGCTGAAGGCCCCCGGCAAGGTCAAGAAGGTTATGAAGGAGTTTAAGGCTGGAAAGCTGCACTCCGGATCCAAGAAAGGCCCCGCGGTCAAGAGCAAGAAGCAGGCTGTGGCTATCGCCCTCAGCGAAGCCCGCAAAGGAAAGAAGAAGTAATGGCTGGAATTTCTGACTCCGATAAGCTCGGAATGGCTGCGCTGCTCGCCTCTCTCGGCGACAGCCAGACTGTGAATCGCGCCAAGAAGGCAGACAGGCTTGTTCCCGAAAAGTCCAAGTCTGTGGTCAAGCGGCGCAAGATCACTCTTGATGACATCAAGAGCGGTCGCGTTTCGGCTGGGGATGCCAACGATGAGATGGCTATCCAGTCGATGCAGGGTTACAAAAGCGGCGGCATGATTGACCGTGCTGCCATTCGTGGCAAGACAAAAGGAAAGATGATCTAATGGCTCGCAAAGAAGACGACATGACTGGCCTCGGTGTCACGTTCAAGATTGGCCCCGGCCAGACGCTTATGAAGGACAGCATGGATGGCCCGCTGTATGTTGGCCCGAAGAAGAAGGCTGCTCCTTCTCCTTCTGCCCCAAAGGCGAAGCCAAAGGCGGATATGCCCAAGCGTCCCATTTCGCCGACCCCAGCTCCCAAGGGGCTGCCGCAGCGTCCAATCAGCAAGACCCCAGAGCCAAAGTTCAATCCGCTCACAAGCACTTATAGCTATGACGGCAAGACAGTGGTGAAGGCTCCTGCTCGCAAGGAATATCCGGGGCCGACACCGCAGTCGAAAGACCTTGAGGCCTTTAGCCCGGCTCTGGGCAAAAAGGTTCCGGTTTACAAGGCTAGCAAGCCAGCTTCGGAATCCGATTCCCAGCCGCCAGCTCGCGAGCCGCGTATGGTGTTCAGCCCAACTCTTGGGCGGATGGTTCCTGCCTACAAGAACGGTGGCCAGATCCGTGGTGACGGCATGGCCCGCGTCAAGACCAAAGGCAAGATGTGCTAAGGAGGCCTCATGGCCCGTGGTGATGGAAAGGCCCTTCGGGGCCATACCAGAGCGGTAAAGAGCCAAAACCAAAAGCCCCGCTTTTCCAAGTCTGGAGAGCGGAAGATGGCTATTGGTGGAAACCCGGGCGACCTAGCCACGGGTGGGTTCGGCACTGGCATCTCGGGCCGTGCGGCTACCCCCGGGGACGTTGCACGCGCAGTAGATCGCGGCAACGCCATGGCGGGCGGAAGGCAGGGTGAAGGTGGCGCAGGCCGTGGCAACGCTGCCCCGCGCATGATGTCTTCCGCGCAGGACTACGCTTCCATTGTCCCGGGGACAGTCTCCCTTACAAAAACCAAGCAGTTCCAGCCTTTTGCCCAGACCCCAAAGGGGCTATCTCTTTTGGCGGCTTCCAAGGCCCCCATGACATATGCGGAGGCGCAAAAACTCATGGCGCAACTGCCGCCGAAGACGGAATATAGCTGGAATCCGGTTGCCCCCAGCAGTGGGTTCACATCGTACCCTGTTAAGGTCAATGTTCCCGTCCTCGGCCAGAAGTCCGGGTTTGTGAACATCCCCAATACGGCAGGCAGGACAATCCCCGGGGCCACAATTGGCACTTGGAATCCCGCTGCGCCGCAGGCCAATCCCGTCATGGCCTCCTCTGCTCCCAGCTTCCCCGCTGGGAAGGGGACAGCCGCACTTCCCAAAGACATTACAGAACGCCTCCCCCAAGAAGCCAACGTGGTTCAAGAGACCCGGAAGCAGTTCTACGACCGAATCTCTCCCACACCCGCTCCAAAGCCATTTGCGGGGCGTATGGAGGGGCTTTCGTTTGCCTCGGCCCCACAGGCTGCCCAACCCTCAAAACCAGCCTCTAGCGCCCCCGCAATTGTTACTGCGGGCCGTGCGCCAGCCCCCCTTTCCGCCGGACGCCAGTCCGCCGGGTTCGAACCACGCGAAGGCGGCGGCAATCGCCCGCCTTGGTGGAACTTGGAGCAGTCGGATCCTTACTGGGCCGACCATCCAAATCAGTACCGCCGCCGCTTCGGCAAGGATGCCAAGCTCCCCGGGACAAGCACCATGAAAAATGGTGGTGATGTCCGCAGGGATGGGCGGGCGGTTCGTGGCAAAACGAAGGGACGCTTTATCTGATGGCTGGGAAGATCAACATTGGTGCATCCGTTGCGGTGGTCAAATCACGACCCCGGCGCAGGAGCAAGCCAAAGGCCCGCAGGCATTCAAAGAGCCTCGGCCCGAAGGATCCAATGCGGCGAGATCGCGGCAGCCATTAACAGAGACGGGAACGTGCGCCGTTTGGGCAGGCGGGCTGTATACGAACCCAGAGGGTCATCAGCCGGGGGCGCACACTTATACCGATGTTATCGGGGTATAAGCCATATGTGCTATACCATGCTATAATCGGTTAGAAACAGGTATATACATGACAACCAGCGGCACATCCACATTCAATCTCGACTTTGCCGAGATCGCCGAGGAGGCGTTCGAACGCGCTGGCCTTGAGCTGCGTTCCGGCTACGACATGAAGACCGCACGGCGCAGCCTTAACTTGCTGTCTGCCGAATGGTCTAACCTCGGGTTGAATCTCTGGACGATTGGGACTGGGTCGATTACGCTCGTTCCCGGTACGGGGACTTACACAATTGCGGACGGCGTCCCGGACGACATGATCGACATGATCGAGCATGTGATTCGTACGAACACCAGCGGGACGAACACCGACATCACGATGCAGCGCATCTCGGTGTCTGACTATGCGGCCATCCCAACCAAGTCCACACAGGGAAGGCCTCTCCAGATTTACGTCAATCGGCAGATCAACCCGACAGTCACTGTATGGCCCGTTCCGGATAGCAGCACAACCTATACGCTGGTATACTGGTATCTGCGTAGGATTGAAGACACCGGGAACAGCGCGGCCAATACCCCTGATATTCCCGTTCGCTTCCTGCCTGCCCTGATCGCGGGGCTGGCTTATCACATTGCCCTTAAGAACCCCGAGGCCTCTGATCGCATTCAGATGCTCAAGAGCATGTACGAGGAACAGTTCCAGTTGGCTGCCTCTGAAGATCGAGACCGCGCACCGGATCGGTTCCTGCCGTATGTAGGCTTTGGGGGTTACTAATGACTGTCCCGTATGCCAAGGGTAGGCGGGCATTCGGCTTCTGCGACCGCTGTGGGTTTCGAGCTGATCTTTCAGCCCTATACCTCCAGCCCGTCAAGGGGCGGAACACAAACCTGAAGGTCTGCAACGAGTGCCTCGATCAGGATCATCCGCAGCTCTTCCTTGGTATGTTCCCGATTAACGATCCGCAGGCTCTGCGGGATCCTCGTCCAGACACCGCCAAGGTGGTCAGCGAGGCTCTGTTTGGCTGGTTGGATGTTGTCGATCTTATGGAAAACAACTCGGTTGGTGGTATCGTTGGAAACAACGCCGTATACTGCCAAGGGCAGATTGGTTCAGTAATCGTTCTTAACAACGGGCAGTACGACCCGAATATCTAAGGAGAACCCCGATGAAGGGTAAGACTGGTAAGTCCGCCATGCGTGGCGGTGGTTTGGCCCGAAAGGGTGTTGGCGCGGCTCTCAAGGGCGGCGGCATGGCTCGCAAGGGTACAGGATCAAACGCTACACCGGGTGGCAAGATCAAGAAGATGGCCGTTGGTGGCCCAACCGCCCCAGCCGCTCCCCCGACAGTAACCCGTGCTGTACTTCCGCCAACGACACGGCCCGGATCCCGCCATGACGGAAAGCCTCTTGACCCCAACCGCAATGGCCTTGGCCGCTCTCCTTCCAGCTTCAGCGCCCGTTCTGAAGCCGGGGTCTATGATCGTATGGCGAACATGATGCCTAATCGTGACCGCATGATGGCTCGCCCATCTGGCCCACAGCTTACTGGAGGCCCATCATCTCCGACTAATAACCCCCCCGGAACAGCTACAATCATGCCTGTTAATCCCAACCTTCTCGGGAAGGGGCGGGTTATTAACGCTGTCGGCGATGGAACGCGCTTGGCTCCAATGCCCATGAATCGCAAACATGGCGGCAAGGTTGCCAAGTATGCCAAGGGTGGCGCTGTGAAGATGACCGCTGGTGCGGGGTCTGGATCTGGCCGCCTTGAGAAGGTGGCTGCTCACAAGGCTGCGCCTCGCGTGAAGGCTGTCGGCCTGAAGAAGGGCGGAAAGGTCAAGGGTAAGTAACATGGCCAAGAACGAACTTGAGAAGCTGTCCAAGGGACAGAAGAAGGAAAATGTGGCGCTGATTGAAGGCGGCATGTCCATGGGTGTGTATTCTGGCTTGATGCCCCGCATCGAGAAGAAGAACACAATGCGCGGCTACGGAGCTGCGACCAAGGGCAAGACATTCTCCAAGAACGGCTGAGTAGATGAACTACACCGAGCTTAAAGCAGAGATCTGGGCGTACCTCCAGACTGACGATGATGGCCTCGGCGGCATGACGGATACAATCATCCGGCAGGCCGAAGAGCGTATCGTGCGCTCGGTGCAGCTTCCTTACTTCAGGAAGAACGTGACAGGCAACGCGACAAGCAGCAACAAGTATTTGTCCGCCCCGTCCGACTTCCTCTCCGTCTACTCCATCGCTGCGATTAGCGCGGGCGAGCAGTTCTATCTGCTGCCGAAGGATGTGGCCTTCATTCGTGAGGCTTATCCGTCTGCGACAGCTACGGGGTTGCCAAAGTATTACGCGCTTTTCGATGAAAACACGTTCTTGCTTGGGCCGACCCCGAACAGCAACTACGAGATGGAACTCCACTACTACTATGAGCCAGCCTCCATCGTGGATACGGGGACGAGCTGGCTTGGCGACAATGCTGAGAATGCGCTTCTGTATGGGTGCTTGGTTGAAGGCTACACAGTCCTCAAGGGCGACCCGGAGATCATGCAGGTGTATGCTGATCGTTACATGGATGCGCTTACTCAGCTCAAGACTCTGGGCGAAGGGCGTGATCGGTCTGACACTTACCGCAATGGCGAGACCCGAGTAAAGCCTAACTGATGTTTGAGACAATGATGGGGCTTGGCCCCGTGATCGTGGAAACCACGAGTGGTCGTGGTTTTACGCCCGAAGAGTGGACAGAGCGTCTGCTCAACAAGATCATTCACATCGCGGATACTGCACCGCCTGCCATCAAGGATCAGGCAATTGCATTCCGCGAGGCGATGCGGCCAGCGATTGTGTATTACATGAAGCAGGCCATCAACAGCGACAGGACAACCCTGTCGGCAAAACTACGAGAAGCAGGCCACAATGATGTGGCAGACCTCATTGGGAGACTCTAATGGCCATCAGCCAAGCAATGCCGACTAGCTTCAAGCAGGAGCTTCTGACGGCTACACACAACTTTTCCAACCCCGGCGGCAACACATTCAAGATTGCCCTCTACACATCGTCTGCGACACTTGGTGCGTCTACGACCGCCTATTCGTCCACGAACGAAGTGACTGGCACAAACTACACTGCTGGCGGCAACACGCTCTCCGCGGTGACCCCGACAACATCTGGAACGACAGCGTTCACAGACTTTGCGGATACTACTTGGTCTAACGCCACGATCACAGCCAACGGCGCTTTGATCTACAACAGCACACAGTCCAATAAGGCTGTTGCGGTTCTGGCTTTCGGCAGCGACAAGACATCGACTGCTGGTGACTTCACCATCGTCTTCCCTGCTGCTGACGCCTCGAACGCCATCATCCGCATCGCTTGAGGTGGCCTGAATGGCGATCTCTCTTAAGCACGCATTCACATCTGCCATAGCCGATGGCGGTGATACTTCGCTTGTCCAGCCTTCAAACTGGAACGCGGAGCATAACCTCACTATGGCTACTAGCAGGATCCTCGGCAGAACAACCGCCGGGACTGGATCTGCTGAAGAGATTTCCGTTGGCACTGGCTTAAGCCTTTCGGCGGGGTCTTTGGCTGTTGGGGCTACAACACCGCAGACAAATGCCGCAAATACATTCACTGCGAACCAGATTATCTCTGTCACTGATAATACCAATGCTGCGCTTCGTGTAACCCAGCTTGGGACAGGTGAGGCTATCCGTGTTGAGGACAGTACCAATCCTGATTCAACTCCTTTTGTAGTTGACGCTTCTGGTAACGTAGGAATTGGCACAGCCACAATGACAGCCAAGTTGAATGTCTCTGGCGACATTTATGTTCCAATTACAAATGGCATTTCAACTCCTCGCGCATCTGACAATAATCTTGTCAAAATGCTCTATATGGACACTGGAACCAATACTACGGTTATTGGTGGTGGTTATGGCTCTGTAGCGCCATCTTCTGTAGGCATTGCTTTCAAAAACACAAACGGAACAACAGTTGGTGCTATTGGTGCGGTTGGACAAATTGGTGTTGGCGGCACTGGTTTTGGTACATCTGGGCAGACAATCATATCTTCCGGGTCTTCTACGGCTCCTGCGTGGGGAACGCTTCCTGTGTCTGGCGGTGGTACTGGCAATGCTTCTGCCACAGCTTATGCTTTGCAGGCTGGTGGCACGACTTCTACAGGCGCGCATCAATCTCTTGCCACAGGTACTGCTGGTCAAATTTTGACATCTGGCGGCGCGGCTGCATTGCCTTCTTGGAGTTCTGGTTATATCGTTACGCCAACCGTAACATCTTACACCAGTGGTTCCGGCAACTGGACTATCCCGTCCTCTGGCACATTTGTTCTTGTCCGTGCTTGGGGTGGTGGTGGATCTGGTGGCCGTGGTGGCGGCACTGCCGCAAGAGCTACTGGTGGAGGCGGTGGCGGGTATGTTGAGCGCCTTTACC